TCCTATAAGAACAGCAAAACCTGCAAGAACCAGTAATATTATTGCTATACCCTCTAAAAAGGCTTGACGTCTTTCTTGTTGTTTATATAGTGTTTCTTCTCTTTCTTTTTTTATCTTACGACGAAGCTCAATCATCTCTTTCCAGGTTCCAAACCCAAATCTGATGTTCAATAAATCTTGTAATTGTTTTTCTTGTTCTTCTAGTTTTTTCTTATGCACAAGAATTTGAAGAGCTTCTTGTTCTACGGAACCTCCTGCAAATAGTTTAGTAAATATAGGAGGATTTTTTCTTTGAGTTTCTGCACGTTGTAGGTCTGCTGCGGCTCCATACCACTTACCTAATTGTCCTACTACGTCTTCTATTTCTCTACCCGCTGCTACCAGCTGTTTTATGCCATTAAAGGCGGCAGTAGCTGCCCCAATAGCTGTTATTGGATCTATCATTTAAATCGCCTCCATATTCTTCAAATAATAGATATTATTTAAAGTACTGTGTTAATAAAACACTTTATGTCCCCTCTAAAATTGTTTCATAATAAATTATTATTTCTTTTTGTTGTTTAATATACCTAACCAGATCTTGCGTATTTAGTGCTAGTCTTTCATAATCTCTAATATTTAAAGCAATAAATACCGTTTCACCTTCTATAGATTTAATTTCTTCTAAAAATTCTTGTAAATTACTTTCATTTACAACCTTAAACTCTATAGGATATGTTTCAACAGCCTTAGGAGATTCTTGAAATATTACTGGTGTTTTTACTTCTGTTTCAAGCACTTCTATTTTTTTAGGGATAATACCACAATTACTCACTAGTAATAGTGGTAATATCATCAAATAGTTTGGTAGTTGCATCATTTATTCTCTTTTCTAGCATTTCAGGTTTTGATTTTGCGATTTTAGTTAAATCATGTTTAGTAAGAGTCTTTCTTAAACCATCTATAGCCGCTTCTTGTGATACTAACCTTTTTTGAAGTTTAGAATTTTCTTCTACAGAAAGTTGAAAACTTTTTTCCATTTCTAAAATAGTCGTTTTTTGACGCTCATAAACTGCTTCAATTTTCACTAGATTCTCTTTCAAGACGTTATTTTGCCAAAATAAAAATCCCGAAGCACTAAGACTAGCTAAAAGAAATCCAAATAAAAATTTTGATAACATTAAAGCACCATGCCTAATAATACTAGCGAAGAGTCTAATTTTTCATCAGTAATAGACTCATTCCCAATATCAGACTCAATGACGGTTCCAGGAGCAATATGATCAGAAGTAATAGTATTATCTGCTATCTCATTTCCTGTTATACTTTTAGCAATTATAGTAGTATTAGAAATTACTCCGTCTGTACTGGGAATGCCTATATCTATAAGTTTTTTATTATCATCAGATACTAGATAAACTCTGTTATTAGCTGCTGCGCCTGCAGTATCATTTATAACTACAATTAGCTCTCCTGGATCAAGAGATCCGCTATCTAGAGCAGCTGCAGCCACAGTGTTATAAGGTCTTGTACTTAATCCTGCTCTTCTAAAATTACCAAAAGGGCCCTGACCATATTTAGTAGTGTGTACATACATACCACCAGTAGTATTATTATAAAACAGCATACCATCGGGAGCAGACGTAAGCGCTCCTTCAAAATTTAAGTTGTTAGAATTAGGAGTAGCGTTGGCGCTGTTAAAATTTCTTAACAGTGCTTGAAAACTAGAATTCCAATAACCTCTAGCACTCGATATAGTGTCAGAGATAGCAGCTGTATGAAAAGTATTTGAAGTAGTTATGGCCATTTTATGCTCCTGTAGCAGAAATTGTTATTTCGATATCGGGATCGTTAACAACATTCCCATTTTGGGTATTAAATATAGTAACATTGCAACTTTCATTTGTCAAATCGCTAGTTCTAGATATAAGGCTCGTGTTAGCAGATAGTACTTGAGTAAACACGGTAGGTATTCTAAAAAATTCTGCACTGCTATAGTCTACTACTAAGTTTCCTTGAACTTTGTTAGAAGAGTTTACAATAGTAGTAAACTCTTTTCTCAAACCTCTAACTTCGTAAGTTAAATCATCTATAAAAGCATTATTAGTAGGTCCGTAGTTATTTATATCAAATTCTGTTTTAACCTGAAAGTATCTAAATCTTCTTAGTCCAAAATAATTAGATTGCCAATTTTCATCGTCATCTCCGTCCTCAAACAAACTAACATTAACATTTCCGTGAGGTTTAGAAGAGATATTGTCTGAGGCTTCAAAAACGTTTGCTGATGAAAATCTTACATATACATTTTTAGAAACTTCTATTTCTGGAGAAAAATCTTTACTTCCATAAAGATCCACAAACTGACTTAAATCTACTAACTTATAAGTACTTCCAGACTGTGTTAAATTAGATAATGCTGTGCTATTAGTAGCATTTCCTGTCGGTATAGGAGTACCATTAGCATAATAAACAGCACTTAACTCTATTGCATTAGCATTGATAGCTCCTGCAACTAGAGCGTAGCTATAGATATTAGAAGTATCATCTTCTGCTTCTACTTGTCCTATTACTTCTTGTCCTGGGTTAAATATTGCAAAAATCCTATTATTAGCAGAGCTATCAGTTATAGTATTATGAGTATTACTAAATGAAAATGTAAAATCAGTATTATTGTAGCCCGTTACTGTTCCAATTTCAAAATCTGCATCAAATAATACATTAGCATGAGTAGAATGTCCTTCTGCTACCCCTACTATAAGCTCCTCTGATATTTCTAAGAACCTATCAAGTAAACCAGAGCTAACTGAGCTGGAAACTATAATACTCCCTCTAATAGTTGTTCCTAAGTCTCTAATAGGGCTAATATAGACAGAATTCGCAGAAGTTATTAATAAGTCTGATCTATCTAATCCTTCTTCTTGTCCTGTTTCCCAAGAAAAACCGCTTGCAGAAGCATTAGCATCTTCTGATAAACTAGAAGGAGTATCTACTCCTAATATAGCAGTAGTAATCGGGTCTACATGATAAACTAGCCCGCCGTTATCAACTTCTGTTACACTTACAAATACATTATCTCCGTAGTTAGCGTTTCCTATAGAGGTATATACATTAGTATTTGGAGAAGATTCGCTCCAAATAGCTAAAGTGTCTGTTTGTGTAGAAATTTCTATTTCTAAATTTTTAGCTAGAGCATTTAAAGAAAAATTGCCGCTAGTGTCTACCGTTTTAGCTGTAAAAGTATAGCTTCCAGAAACAAATCTATCTAACGATACTTCTGCCCTACTAAGGGGATGAGGAAGTAACATAACCTTATCTCCTCTATTAAAAGCATCATTAATGCTAGTTTGATTACTTAACCCTACTATAGGTTTTATAATTCTCACTTCAGTATGTAAAATATCCATCTCATCTAAATTATTTTGAGAATCTACGGGATATTCTATATCAAATACAATAGCATCATTAGTTTGTGTAACAATAAAATTATTTAAAGGTAGAGGTCTACTTGATTTTCCTACTAGTGTTATAGTTTTGTAAACTGGAATACCTACTATTAACCCGTTTAAAGGTAAAATTCTTACTTCTAAGGAATAAGTATTTCCTGCTTTACCTAAATCAAGATTATTTATAGTAAAATTAATATTTCCATCCTCACCTGCTTCATTAGCATCTACCATTATACTAGTATATTTAGTCATTCCACTAGGATGAGGGTCTGAACCAGCTACTTGAACTATTCTATAACTAATATCATAGTTTTTAACATTTCTGTTTACTATGTGAGGAAACTCACCTATAATTCTAGACATAACACCTTTAGTACGATCTCTAAATAGAGTTTCTGTTAAAGTTACGTCATCTTCTGAAACTTGTCCTAAAGGAGGATAAGCTGTTGCAACTGTTTGAACTATAGGAACACTTGATCTGTTAAATTCATTTACGGCAGATACTTTAAAAATAAAAATACCTGCAACAGCGGGTGTTTGTATTTTATTGTCTGTAAGGGCGACAGAGATAAAATTATTATAGTTAAAGGGGGCTAGAGTATAAGCTCCTATATTACAAAGTTCATATCCTTTATCGTACTTAGCAGCATCATATGTTAAAGTTACAGATTTAGCTGAAGTATTTATAGCCGAAATATCAGCAATTAAATCTTCTGATATGTTCATAATAATACTCTTACCTACTGAAGAGGCTATATTATCTGTAAGTTTAATTTTAAAAAAGTCAGAAGCAGTAAGAGCCGCATTATAGGTAGGTGAAGAAGCAATATATGAAACTGAGTTTATAGTATTAAGCTGTTCATTGTCTTCAATGTATATTTCATCTTTAGCTTCAAACGAGGGAGGCTGATAATTTTCTACTGTAGTAATTATTTCAATATCGTTAGTAGATATATTATGTACAATGTAGTTATCGCCTGGAGACCATGAAAATTCTGTAATTTCCTCTTCTATATAATTTCCATTTACATAACTACTTATTAGCCCTTTAGCAGGCGGGGTTACTCCTAAAGATAAGTTAGCTGTTCCAGATTCGGAAAATACGTTATGTTTTCTAGCTTTAGTATTAAGAGTTCCAGAAGCATAAAAAGTATTAGAGCTAGAAATAGTAGGTTCTATTATTTGTTGTAGCTCTACATAGAAAGGAGCAGGTAAAAGTACGTTTTTTACAGTAGTAGCTACTTGTGCACTTCCATAATCAATAGTTAAAGTATTAGCTGTTAAATCAAATGAAGTTACATTAGTGCTAAGCGAAACTAATGTAGAATCGTGTCCTACAGTATCTGCTATTACTCCAGAAGTAGTAGGAGCTGCTTTTACATTTAAACTATATTTTAAAAGATTATCAGGAGCTTGACCTCTAAGAGCTATTAATTGTGTATTATTTCTGGCTTCTAATAAATGACAGTCAAAGTTATCATCATACATCAAATGAAGATTAGAAACTTCATAAATAATACTACTATTACTAAGTTGAGTGCTTACAACTAGCGGTTTAACTGTGCCTAAATAAGAAGTAGCTCCGTTTTTACCAAAAAGAGCAGCAGAAGGCTGTCCTGAAAAAGGACTTACGTTTGCAGTTAACATTGTTATATTAGTCATTATATAGCCCCTAGAACATCTACAAAGTTAAAAGTAGGAATAAAAGCTTGCTGAATTTGTATTTGTGCAGCTTGGCTTTGTATATTAAATAAAAAATTTAAAATTGGACTGCCTGATCCAGTATTAGTATATACCGGAGTAATAGAAAATATAGGAGGTGCGGGGCGAATTATAGGATTACTAATAGTTTTAATAGGAGTAGGTTCAAAATTTATAAGACTTTCACTATCTATATAAACCTCAGGCACATACTCAGTAGCAGAAATATTAGTTTCTCCATTAGCAGGCATAGAAATACTATCTACTCTAAATAGTTTTGCAGCATTAGTAGAATAATAATTAGAAGGATCTATTTCGCCTAATGCCCATAAATCTTTTTCTTTTGGAACATTATAAGCGTCAAATCCTGTAATTCCTACAAAAGTATTAACAGAAGGATCCCATTTTTGTGTAGCAATTACTTCTACATAATCGTATCCGGATAGCTGTCCTTGTACATTACCTGTAGTGGCATAAGATACATCACCGGCAGAATTACTTACTATATATAATTCTGATTTTCCTGTATTATGGCTATAGTGTCGCAAAGCTAAAGGCAGACTATTAGCTTCGAATACTGCATTTCCTATAGGAGGGTATGAGATATGTTGAAGTTTTAATCTTGTATGATTAGTAACAGAGTCTTCTTGAATTAAACCATTGTATCCATAAACAGTACCTACTGTTTGAGTAGATAGAGCTACTATAGTTCCTGGAGATAAATCTGTTGTAGAAACAAAAGTAGAAAACTCTACACGTCTTTTCACATATTTTCTAGAAGCTAAAATATATTGAGCAAATCTAATAGCTTCACTTCTTCTCGTACAGCCGATTAAATCTAAACTAACAGTACGTTCTTCTAAAGTTTCTGAATCTGAATCATATATTTTTATAAGATCTCTATCATAGTTATTAGCCCCATCATAAAAAGAAACTTCTACAGAAGTAACATAATCGTCTAGTCGATTACCTGAATAATTAACTTTTGTTAAGTTTACTTCATTAAACATTTGTTCTGGCAAAGAAAAAGGAACATCTAGTACTATTCCAACCTTATCATTGCTAATATCTAAATATCCTTTAGCAGAGGCTAATATTTTGTTTATAAGATCATGAATCTCTATAGAATCAGTAACACTTATATCGCATATAACTCTTCTTTCTTTTATTACAGAAGACGAACTAAGACCTATTTGGTTCTCTAAAATAGAAGTAAATTGCCCTCTAGGTTTATGCCTAATACTTCCGTCTGCATATGTTTCAATTCCTATAAATTGTCCTGTTGCAGGGTCTACTGCATCAAATATTTGTGCTGCTTTGTAAAAGTTATACTTATCAATAAATCTTTCAGAAATTCCATAGCCATAACTTGTATTAGTAAGTAAATCATAAACTATCCAGGCAGGGTTTTGAGTCCAATCGTACTTAAACGTTCCATCCCATATTCCTTTATAAATTTCAGGATTAGCTCCAAACTGAACTGTTCCTGGGTTAGATTGAAGTTCATAGCCTGTACTAGTAATATCATCTACTTCTACCTCTCTCCAATCAACTTCTCCATTAGCTAAAATAGGCTGACTATAATTAGAAGGTACTTTTACTATAAGACCTTTTATTAAACTAGTGTAATTAAGCACTGTTCCAGATCTAAGACCTGTTGCTTTTAGTGCGTAACCAATACTAGCAGTTCTTGGATAACTAAAAGGTTGATGAGAAACTTCATTAAATCCTAAAAAAGAAACTTCAGAGCTTATTTCAGAATCTAAAGTATCGTCAGAGCCTTTAAGAACTGATACTCTATAACCATTAGGACTTTGACTTTCAGTAGGTATACTAACAGGTATTTCAAGTTTAGTATTAAAAGTAATAGTCTCACTAAAAGAATGTTGTACTAAAGCAATATAATTATCTAAATTACTAGTTTCATTTCTGTCGTGCACTATTACTCGTAAATCAAGTCTTTGATTCTCTGGTCCCGTAGTAGAGTTATTATCTCCTGATTTTCTGTATAGCTCTTCAATATCAAATCTAAAAACTAGAGTATCTATAGGCACGTCTTCTACTGTTGCAGAAGTAGGAAAAAATAATACATTTGCTTCTGGAACACCAGTAACAACACCGTTTATCTGTCCAGACTTTAACACTACAGGAGAGACGAATCTTATATTATTAACAATTTCATCATTAAAAGGAGTTAAAACTTGTTGTTTTACACTTCCTGTAGTGCTTTTATATTGAAAAACATAAGGATCAGGTTCATTATCAGAAGTTATAAGATCATCAATAAATTTACCATCTATTTTTATATCTTGAACTCCATTAGGATTTATCCTATATATAGGCCCTTCTCCAATAGCTACGTGACTAAACTGAATATCTGTATTTAGTTTAGTTAAGTCTTTTTCAAAAGTTTGATCTTGACCTACAGATAAGGTTAGAGTAGTAACAGTCATTAAGGTATAACATCCTTTACTCTAAATACGTCTGGATCACATCTATAACTTTTAGTATAGTTATTTATTAGAGTACCTGCTACTCTAACCATACCATAATGAAGGCCTATAGGTAAATTAGCATTAGTATTTATTTGAAGTTCTCCAAAAGTATCATTATTTTTTCTAGTTCCTGCAGCATATACTTGCTCCGCCCTACCAAACAAAGAAGAATCTAAAATTCTTTTGTCTAATCCTTCAAAGTCAGAAGAATCTGTACTAGCAGTAGATAATCCAAATAAAGGATACATATAGCTAGATTTTATATCTTCATACAAATTAGAAAAGTTATAAGACTCAGAAGCTCCAAAAAATACAGGAGTTAAAGAAATTTTAGAGTTTTCTTTTACTGATAGCTTAAATTTAGTTACATCGATAACTTTAGAATCGTTAATAAACACAACATCTTGAAACTTAGTACTAGCATTTTTTAAGGTATTTAAAAGTTTTTCAAATTTAGGAAACATATTTTTAAGAGCTGAATAAATATCAAAATAATCTATAGCGTCTAAAGATATTTCAGACCTATCATCAAAAAAATACCTAAGAGGTTTATTAATATGTACAGTGACTTTCATTGAATTTTTCATACCTTTTTATGTTTTTTTCTGTGTCAAACCAGTAAATATAAAAATCTTTATTATTAAATAATATAAATTTTATATCAGAATAAATAGTTAACGATAAATCTAACTCAGAAGGTGTTTTAAACTTTTCGTCTGTGTGAGAATGAAAAATACCCCAAATGTTATCATCATTTTCATTTATTATAATAGGATCAATAATAAAACTGTGTCTTGGATTATTACTTATATTTTTACTAGGAATAAACTTAAAATCTAAAGTTATAATTCCACAAGACTCTAAAGGGTACTCGGATTGAGCATACTTTCCCATAGAAACTAGTAGAGAATTAAAGTCGGTTTCTAACACCTGGAAACCCTCCCCAGTTTACTAAGTTGTTTCTTAATCTACAAGCGGCTACACTCTTAGAACATTTATCTGCATTTCCGTCACTAGTTGAAGCATTATTAGCAGTAAACATTCCATTTGCAGTTTTAGGAGGAACTGAACCTTCTATTACTCCTACTCCTAATGCAGGATATTTACATTCTGGTCCTTTATACAACCAAGGACAAGTGTTTCTATAAAATTTTCGTCTAGGCACTTCTTTTAGTAAGTTGGTAGTTCTATTACCTAAATTAAAACTTACAGAAGAATCATTGTAAGAGTTTAGTTTGTTAATAGTAAAAACTCGTTCTACATAAGCGTCAGGATCGTATCTTTCATTATGGATTAAAAGTTTGTGCCCAACATTAAAAGGCAAAGTAGGGGCTTGGTTTAATTCTATAAAATTATTACTATGAACAGCAACAATAGTTGCTGTAGAGCTATTTACGTTGCTATTTACTGTATCTCCTACTCTGTAAGGAGCTGTAGATTCAAGTTTTAAAAAATTTCCATTATAGTATTGAATTATTGAATATTCTGGCCAAAATTCTAAAGAAGAAGCATAAAAACTTCTTACCTCTACTACTGCCCCTAATAGGTCTCTACTATCAGGTTTTAGAGATACCCATTCTTCTCCTAAAGCAGTAGTAGTTAAGTAATCATAAGGTTGAGTCTCTCCTCTAGTGTCTGCTACAGCCGAGTCATATTCTGATGAAGAAGGAACAGTACGAGGATCAATATTACCTCTAAAAGATCCATTAACAGAGGCAGATATTGCAGAAGTATTATTATATCCTACTAAATTAGGATCTTCTACTATTGTAGGTAAAAATAAGTCTATAGCACTTATCTCTAAATCTAACTCTCCTACAGAACCATCTGAACTAATAGAAATTCCAGGGTAGTTTATAGGAAAGGCTACATAGTTATTACTTTGATGTGTAATACTGTAGTCTTCTATTGAAAAATCTTCTCCTATTATTTCTGCGTATCTAAGAGGAAACTTGTAGGGCCACGGAATTCCTATAGGATTGCTTAAAGAGTTTTTAGGGTTTCCATTTTCATCAGCAGGATACCACTCCCCAGGATAGTATATAGAGTATAGTCTAACTACAGGCTCTTCTTCAAAAGCGTTTCTATGAACTAAGTAATTAGAAGGAAAAACATTATTTATAGTACTAGAGGCTGCTTGTATCTGACTAGCGCTAGTATCAGCACCTATAAAAGATAAAGCATCTATATCACCTGTTTTTACTTTTATTTCTAAAAGACTAATATCTTGAGTAGGAAAAGTAACAGTATTTGCAATAGCTCGATCGTTAGCCGCAGGAAAAGTTATAATATCTACGTCTTTAAAGTCGATGCCTCCTTCATTTAAAGTTGTACTAGGCCATACATACTTACTTGAGTCTACATAAACATTATCAACATATACTTGAATTTCAGCTTTATGATTAGGAGTAGAAGGTAGAGCAAAAACACTATCCGTACCCGTTACAGAGTAGCTAACAGAAGTATTAACAACAGAGTTAACTGTAGAATAAGCTACTAAACTTTCATTATGTACAAAATAGTGCCTAGCGTTTGCTACTTTTACTTTTAAATTTGCGCCATCTATGCCTACAACTTCCCCAAAAGACAAAGACGTAGATCCTATAACAGAATTTCCTACATAAAAAGCACTAGGATTTGTAACTTGTAGTATAAAATCATACGCACGAGAAGACATTACGCTACCTCTATGAGTACTAGAGTTACATTATAAATATCAGTATTATCTCCAGAAATTACATGGTTTATATTTAAAGATTCTGAAAATTTAACATTTGCTGTTCCTGAAAGACCAAAATGTGCTAAGTCTAACTTAAACGTTTCAAAATCTCCTCCTCTGTCTAAATAAAATGCTTCTATATTATCTTTTCTAGTTTTACTAATATTTGTATAGCTAAAAGAAAAAGTTCTAAGTACTTTTCTAGATAACCTTTTTCTTTTTTCGTAGCCTAAAATAGAACTAAAAGTAACATTTTTAGGGGCTCTAGTAATACTATAGCCCCTGTCTGGTTTTCTATCTATCATTGATGCGTCATCTGGATATGTGTATGTTGTCATATTACTCTACTTTATTTTTTTAATACTCTTTTTAATAGGTCCGTTAGTTCTTAAATCTTTAAGTACTACATCTACTACTATTTTACCATCAATCATACTAACTTTTGGCTCTGTCTCAACATCTACTGGAGAGCCGTTATTAGTAATATTTACTTCAACATTAGTATCTCCTTGTGGAAGTTGCCCTGTATTATTTATATAGTCTAAAGTATTTACCCCCACGTTGTCAACAGCTGAATTTCTAACAATATACTCTCCGTCAGAAAGCATTGCCATAATAGAATCACTTAATCCTGTTCCGGGACCTGAAATCAATCCTCCTGCTGCAAAACCAGGAATACCAAACTCTTCTGCAAGATCTCTGCCTTCTGAAGTAATATTATCCGCCTTTACTCCCCAAGTTTTCCAAATACGATGAGCTAAAAAGTCCCAATCATTTCTTCCGTATGTAGCCTCTAAACTTTTAGGGTTTCCAAAACCTGTTGCATTTACACTATTATTCCAACTATTCCAGTCGTAACCAAAATCTGAGTACCTATCTCTATAATTACCGTATTGCCCATAAGGAAGGTCTCCTATTCTACCCCAGTTCTTATGTACAAACTTTAAATTACCACCTTTTGCATAGTTTGCACTTTTAATAAGATCAGTGACTGCGTGGCCTATTTGCGGGTTTGCATCATAACCTCCACTGTAACTAGAAATGTAATCACCCCATAAGAACTGAGGATACCCGTCTCTTTTACCCGACCATAAATCAAGATAATTAACTTGAGAGTTTTTTAAAGCAGTCACTGGTTCAGGATCTGCTTCTGGAGGTCTACCATCAAAGAAAAACTCTTTAAGGCCTGTTAAAGGATTTTTAGAGCCTGCTCCCCCCATAGATTTTAACAGACTAGCCTCTAGAGAATTAATATGTGCTAACTGTGTATCTCCGTTTCTACCTAATGAAGCTATAGACCCTGTAGCATTAAGAGTATCTAATACATCTCTTCCTAAGTTTTTAGCAGAGTTAGCTTTAATTACGTACTCTCCATTTGATAGTCTAGCAGGAATTGAGTCACTAGTAGAAGTGCCAGGCCCTATAACAGGACCCCCTGTTGCTAAGGTTATTTCTTCAGCGTTCTTATACTTATAACGTATTCTGTTTTTTTCTGTATTTGTTATAATACTATCTAAATTATTAGAAAGATGATCTAAGTTGTCAGAAAGATGAGAAACTTTGTTGTCGAAAGCAGTAGATATGGAAGAAGTATCCTCATCCATAGTTTTTAAGTATGCACTGTTAGTAGCTATAGTTTCTAAATATACTACCATATTATTTAAATCTGTGTGCATAAATTCTAATTCAGATTTTATAGATTTTAGATATTCATCATTAGCATATTCTAGCTCTTCAAATATACCAGGAAGGTATAAAGCATAACCATTCAAAGTTTTAAGTTCTGCTAAACTATCAGTAAGAAGAGTATTAATAGCATCTAAATTTTCGGAAAGATGGTCTGAGTCTTCAGAAAGATGATCTAATTGATCTTCTACATTGTCAGTGTTTGATTCAATCTTTGTGAGTTTGTCAACATTTACAGAAGTATTTGTTTTAATATCTGCAGTATTAGCCTTAATACCTGCTAAGTCTCCTAAAGAGGTAATTATATCTTTTATATACGCAGTATTTTTTAGTTCAGCCTCATAAAAACTTTTTGCTGCAGCTTCCATATTTGTTAATTTTTCACTAGATACTTTAGCGTAGCCAGCTATATTTTGAAGATGATCTTGAGCATTTTTAAGAAAATCATCTTGGTTGACTATAGCATCTACAAC